GCCGGAGGAGTGGGAGGGGGGGGGGGGGGGGGGGGGGAGGGAGAGCTAAGGGCTAGGGTGTCTAGAAAAGAATTATTAAACGGTGCTGAATGGCACCGTCAGGTGCCGTTTAGTGCCGTTTGATAATTCGTAAAAAACGAAAATGACCCCGCCTAACCTCCGCTGTACAATTTGGCGCGAAAAACAAAATTTTCTCATCTTGTCATTTGGTGTAGTTTGGTGAACCCCACCTTAGTCGTAGCCGCCGCCCTCCCATGACACAGGTCACTCTTCTTACCTAGCCCGCCAGCTCCCCCCACCCCCCGACCGGGCTTCGCCCTAGGCGGTGCGGGGAGGTGTCGGGGTAGGTAATTTGAGTGACCCATGTCACATGAGGGCTACACAAAATGTATACATATTCATTCACGCTATGCATGTAGATGTATTCATTAAAAACACACTTGAAGATAATGTAATTAAAATGCTAAGATGTATACACATTGAAAGGAGATGCCATGACCGATACCAACGCCACCGAACCAGACCACTACGCAGACCTGCTCGGAATGAACCTATGGGAACTAGTGAAGCCGCTCAGGTTCATTGAGGGGAACATACTCAAGTACATTTGGCGCGCGGGACTCAAGGAAGGCGTAGACGCTACAGAAGACTACTCAAAAGCACTAGCCTACTTAGAGAAGCTAGACACGACGCGGTTAGTCATCTTACCTAAAGACTACTTCCAGCAAATACCGTTCATGGAGCTTATAGGCATCATGCACGGCTGGACATACACCAAACCTAAGCTAGGTAAGGTTAAATCTGCTTGCCTGTTCTACTTCTTCCAAATGCTTGCTATGAACAGCGGCCTCACGTCACCGGAGCTAATAACGGGTAAGGACAGCTACGAGTACTTAAAGAAAGCACTGCACTACGCCATAGACCACCCTAGTACTCACTAACCCCATTCGGAGCAAACATGAGCCTACCCATAGTACCTGAAATCGTGAACACCGTCCGTAAGTTCTACCAGTACCTGCAACAGGTAAGGGAAGAAACTAAGGAAATTACCGACCGAATCAAACAAGAGGCACGCGCGGCAGTCGTAAACTCCCTGCAGGGGGTGCAGGTGCCCTTCACTCGGTGCGTGAACGAATGGGCACCGCAAGCCGCTACAGTCCTCAAAAACACACAAGCAAAGATAGGAAAAGCAGTCAAATGGAAAACGAATACTCAGCAAACCCGTACCTCAAAGGATTACTCGTACTCGGCGCGTTTTCTGCGGTAGTAGCTACCCTTATAACGGGTCACATGCTTTACACGGGCGACGCGGGCAATGAACTTATTATTGGCGCTATCGTACTGTACATAATCGTCCTTACCGCTATCTGTAGTTACTTCCCCATTCGGAGCACTGATAAGACCGCGTGGATATGGGAGGAGCGAGCGCACCGCGAACGAGCCAAAGCCCAAAAGCTACAGGAGCAGGTGAGCCGGTTAGAGCTGGAGGTAGCCAACCTCAGTAAGAGCACTCACCATTCGGAGAACTTCACCTACGAAGAGACCGCGCCACCTATCTTGGACTTCTACCGGTTGGACTACGCTCAAGGCTCACTCATCAGCCACCTGCACCACGCTTATAAGAGCGACGGCCAAGACACCAGCACTCGGAGTCTGTACACAGAGGCTCTGGCGGCCCTGCTGCACTGCCGTCAGGATGAGGTGACACTAGCGACATGCGCCCGCGAAATCTACGAGTGGGGGAATCTGCTGAACTCGGTGGTAGGTACGGCAAGCACGGCCCACAAGTGCCTAACACACGCCATGCTATTCGTAGGAGCCAGTACACGGGTAGAACGAGAACGCGAGTACCAGACCCTACACAAGCTGCTGTTAGACACACTCAGAGCTGACTAAGACCTAAATCACATAAATACAGCAATAGCAGGTGGACGCTACGGCGGTCACCTGCTATACTGTAATTAATGTAATCACTAACTAAAGAGGTAATTAAAAATGGATGTAAAGGAACTCTCAAACCTGGTCTGGAGCCGTGAACCAGTTGCAGGTAAAGACCCCGCAGAAACCACCTCCCCCTTGTTCACCGTGGGCTGGTACTGCCGCATCTGCAAGCGGGAAGAGTTCTCAGAGCTACCGGGCCGGTACCAAGACAAGGTACCCTTCGATGTGGTAACCATGCTACGCACACGTGCAGATGCACACATGAGGGCGCACCGCGTGCAGGCCGCCCAGGCAAAAGCGAAAGTGGCACGCAATGGCTAAAATTCTCCCAGACTTCGACCTGAAAAAGGTGCACTGGGTGACTGACGCGAAGGGGGTACGTACTCTAGCCCAGCGGCTGGAAAAAGCCCCCTTCGTTGTCTTTGACCTTGAGACCACCGGCCTAGACGAACACGCGGTAACCGGAGGTAAAGCCAACGGCGGTATCGCCGCCCGCGTGGTTCTCGCATCCTTCACTCTGCCGCCTGCACAGCGCGGCCAGCACCCGCCCACCTACGTAGTACCGCTATCGCACCCCGATAGCCCTCTAGTGAGCGTGTGGCGCAACCAGTACCGGCTAATTTCCCTAGCAATGGAGAAGAACCTCAAGCTGGCGGGCCATAACGTTAAATTTGACGCGCGTTACACCTACGGCACCGTGGGGGTAGACCTCTCACAAAACCTCTGGTGGGACACAATGGTGAGTGCGTCTCTGCTGGATGAAGAGGAATCGCACAAGCTGAAAGACCTGGCACAGCGCCCCTTCGGGGTAAAGTCATGGGCCGACTTCGACCTACGCACACCCGGCGCGGCTGAACGCGTGGAACTGTTACGGCTCGGCGAATACGCGGCACGGGATACGTACTACACCTATGGGTTGCTCATGCTCCACATGGCACAGCTGGCACCGCCCAGCCTGTACGAATACCAGTCAGAACGTGAAGCAGAACTGACAGCTGAGGGTATGCACCCGCTGGAGTGGGAGCTTGGACGAATCTTTGAGACTGTCTCCATGCCTACCATTCGCACACTCTGCCAGGCAGAACAGCGAGGGCTACTGGTAGACACCGAAATGCTCGGCGCGTGGGATACCATGTACCGGGTGCTCGGCGCGGTAGAAGCCGCCACGCTCTGCCTGAAAATCCTGCTGAAACGAGAGCCTAAACCTGCAACGGTAGGGGCCGCCGCCGCGAACTGGCTATCACTGAACGACCACCACGCCCTCAAGGCATGGGCGACCATCCCTAAGAACGTGCTGGATATTGAGATACCGGAGGCGTGCGAGCACCTGCACCCGAAACAGTTCCCCCCCTTCGGGGATGTGCTGGTAAACGACACGCTGGCCGGTCTGTACACGCTGGCACCCACATCCAAATTCTTCAAGGCACTAGTGGCGGTGGCGATTGAGGCCGGGGAGTTAAAAGTAACCGCAACCACGCCAACGGGTGCGCCGAAATGGGATGCGGCGGTACTCGGGCGGCAAGCAAGGGCAGGGTCATGGGCCGCTACGGAGCTAATGGACGCAAAAGCGCACCTGAAAATGGCTGAGTTCACGCGGTCATGGCTGAACTTGGTAACGCCGGTGCACACCCTGCACTCTACCTACAAGGTTGGCTCGGTGGTGACGGGAAGGCTCAGCAGTTCCGACCCAAATATGCAGCAGGTCACCTACGCGCTCAAGCCCGTGTTCATCCCACGGCCCGGCTACTACATGGTGAACCTTGACTACTCACAGCTTGAGTTGCGTATAGCGGCGCACATTGCGAACTGTATCCCCATGATTGAAGCCTTCCAGTCAGGGGCAGACCTGCACAGCACATTCGCTGCTGAAATCGCAGGGGTACCCCTCGATAAAGTCACGAAAGACCAGCGTCAGCAAGCTAAGGCCGCGAACTTTGGTTTGATTTACGGTATGTCGGCTGAGGGCTTCCGTGAGTACGCAGAAAATTCCTACGGGGTTATCATGACCGTGGATGAAGCCGTTGAACTGCGCAAGCACTACTTCCAAATGTGGGCGGGCCTGGAAGAATGGCACAACTCGGCGAAGAATAAGGTACGCCGCGATTACATGGCGGTCAGTCCCATTGGGCGCGTGCGGCACCTAGAACGGGCTATGACGAGCTGGAACCATAGCGACCGCTCCAAGGGTGAGCGTAGCTCACTGAACGCCCCCGTGCAGGGCTTCGGTAGCGACCTCATGCAGGCATCATGCGCACTCATGACGGGGAACATAGCTGGCTGGGAGCGTATGCAGATACCCGATATTCACATTGTCGCCACCGTGCATGACTCGGTGGTGCTGGAGGTTCCTAAAGACCGCTGGCAGGAATGCGTGAAGGCATGTCAGTACGTGATGGAGACCGGCGTACTCGAATACTTCAAGAAGCATTTCGGGCTTGAACTCAAGGTACCTCTCAAGGCAGATGCGGAGGTGGGTACCCGCTACTCATTTGCAGACATTGGCTAATACATGTAGAATGTAATTACAAAATCATCAAAAACATCAGAAAGGCGCGGCACCCTATGGCACGTCCTAAGAAAACACCTACCGTTGCGGTGACATTCCGTATCGCGGAGGACGACGTAAATAACCTAGAGAAGATGGCAGAGGAGAACGGGGTACCGGAAATGAAGCCGGGTACGCTGGCACGCTGGTTCCTAACCCGCGTCAGCTCGGGCGCTATTGAGTTCCCTATTCAGTCAGTAGATGCGCAAGACGCAAGCCGCAAGTAACCCACAGCACACACTAAACATACTGATAGAGAGATAAAATTTATGGGCGTGATGGAATTTGCGAAAGACGCTCTAGCGCGGGGTATTACCCCTATCCCTATCCCTAAGGGGAAGAAGGCACCGACCCTGCCAGCTTGGACAACCGTAAGGTACCTCGAACAGGGCGGAAAGTCAGATATTGGAGCCCTCTTTGAGGGTGACGAAAATGTGGGGGTTCTCTTAGGAGAACCCTCACAGGGCCTTATAGATGTGGACGTTGATAACGACCTCACCCGAAAATTGGCCCAGGTCATGCTACCCGACCCCTTTGCTGTTTCGGGGCGAACCGACTGTGAAGAAGGCACCCACTACTGGTATCGGGCAACACCTGGCACCGTACCGACTCGTACCGTGCAGTACGCGGCACTGGATGGGGGCGTAAGTATTGAGTTGCGCTCTACCGGGGCGCAGACAGTGGTACCGCCGTCAGTCCACCCTTCGGGGGCTTCTTACACGTGGAAAACGGAGCCGTGGGGCGGCGCTGACGGTATACCCATCATTGACGGGCGGGCACTACGCCACCGCGTAGCCTACATTGCCCTGGTATCCGGTCTGCTGGAGGTCTTTCAGGAGTACGACTCACGGAACACGTTCTACCTACGGTTATCTGGCTCTCTGCTGTCACCCTCCCTCGAAAGGACAGAGGGTGTGTGCAAATGGTGGGATGGCGGCGACGGCGGCTCACCTCTGGAACGGCTGGTGCATGACCTCACCCTACTGACTCAGGATGAAGACGGCGGGGACGCGCGCGTAGCTCAGTGCGTGGAAGCTACCCGAAAGACACTACGCCAGGGGCGCAACCCTTCGGGGCTTAGGGCACTGGTTGAAGAAGCGGGCGGCACCGAAGAGGAAATCAATAAGAAGTGCAAAATCCTGTCTCGTCTCATGGTGGACGTGGCTTCCACCGGCCTAGAAGCCCAGGGCAAAGATACCGCTATTTTGGATGGCTTCGTAGGTCACACCAAGGACACCAGCACCACATCAGATAGCGGCCCTCAGGAAGAGGAAGAAACCAAGGCTGAGGAAGAATCCAATTTCGGCCAATGGGCGGCGGTAGACCTACTACCCTACATTTCGGGAACAGTCGAAATACCAGAGCCTACCACCATGCGCCGCGAAGACGGGCACGGACTCATGTACCCCGGCGTACTCAACTACCTGTTTGGGCGGTCTGAGTCCGCTAAATCATGGGTGGCTATGGCCGCGTGCGCACAAGAAGCCGCTGAGGGTAGCCGGGTCATGTACCTAGACTTTGAGGACAGCCCGGTAACCTTCGTTGCACGATTTAGGGCGCTAGGGCTGAGCGATACGCAAATGGCTACAGCACTCAGCTACGTTCACCCGGAAATGCCTCTAGCGGCCATGCAGAAAAGCGAGCGCGGGAACGGCCCCACGGCGGCGGGCAAAGTCTCGGAGGCCGCGTTCGCCAAAGCCCTCAAGGAAATAGACCCGGCCCTTATCGTGGTAGACGGTATGACCCGCCTCTTTGGTCTGCACGGGTTGAATATCAATGATGCGGTAAGCACGGACGTTATTACTACCTGGCTGACCTCACTCACGCGCGGCGGGCGCACCACTGTGTTAGTTATCGACCACACGTCTAAAAACTCAGGTGAAGGTGCAGGGCCTATCGGCTCCCAGCACAAAATCGCAATGGTGCAGGGTACCGCGTTACGCGCGGAAGCAATTCAGCAACCAATGCCCGGTAAATTGGGCCGCGTGAACCTAGTGGTGGCGAAAGACCGGCCCGGTAAAGTACGTGAGTTCAGCTCCCAGAACCAAGGAGAGCAGATAGCCGCTGAGGTGGTTATCGACTCACGCACGGAGGGAGTGACCGATATTCAATTCGTTGAGCCGTCCCCTTCCGTCTATTCGGTGGAGTTCTCGGAGAAGCACGTGAAAGCCTACAAAGAGGTTGCAGAGATGAACACCCTCACCGACGAAATCCTTACTATCGCTTTTGAGGAAGACATCGAAAAGGTACTGACTCGCAAGGAAATACAGGAAAGGCTAGGCATCTCAGAGAAGCAAGCACAGAAAGCACTCAAGCACCTGAAAGAGTCCGGCCACCTTATCACCGTCGGCACCGGGCGGGAGACCAGCTACGCACTGAACACAGCAATAGAGGGAGATGAGAACGAGCTATGAAATTCACACCATACGGGCCGAAACGATTTACCCACCAGCTCCAAGGACTAGCCCGCTTGGTGAAGCAGAAAGGCCGTGGCGCGCTACTCTTTGACCCCGGAACGGGTAAGACCGCAACAGTGATTGACTACATCTCCCTGCTGGCACAGCACGGCGGTAAGGAGGTTACCAAAGTCCTAGTGCTATGCCCGCTAGTTGCCCGCGATACATGGCTTCACCAGCTGGGAGACTACCTACCCCCTTCGGTGGACTACTGGGCCGAAATCATCGGCGGCTCAGGTGTTGAGAAAATCGACGCGATAGCATCACGCGGCGGGCGGCCCTACCAAAAGCTGGCAGACGGTAAAGCACGGCTCCACCCAACTCGGCGGCAATGTGACACCGCGCTACAAATCCACCGGGCCATTGACCTAGTGACACGGCCAGAATACCCGCGCGAGCGCCTAGAAGAGCTAGGCATAGCCGCGTTCAGCTCACCCAATCCGAAAGTACAGCTGCTTGCATTGAACTACGACGCATTTTCTTCACGCCGGGCTATCCGTCACCGCCGCGCTGACGAATGGATGGCAGACGCGGTACAGAGGTACGAGCCAGACCTAGTGATATGCGACGAGAGCCACAAGCTCAAGTCGCCATCATCCAACACCAGCAGGGCCGTAGCACGGGCGGTCAAGTTCACCCCTCGGCGTATCCTACTCACGGGTACGGTCATGCCACACTCACCCATGGACGTATACGGGCAGTGGCGCGTGCTAGACCCTATGGAATTTGGGAAAGTGAACGACTTTGGGGTGCGTAAGCCCGCCACATGGACGGGATTCATGCAGAGGTACGCGAAGCTCGGCGGGTTCCAAGGAAAGGAAATTATCGGCTTCCAGCGGCTAGACGAACTCACGCAGAAAATGGAGAAGCTGGCAATGGTGGTGAAGAAAGAGGACGCGCTAGACCTACCCAAAACCACCGATACCGTTGTACCCGTCACCATGACAGCGAAAGAGTGGAAGGTGTACGACGATATGCGGCAGAACCTAGTGGCAAAACTGGAAGGCGATGCGTTCGCGTCAGCTGAGCTTCGTATTATCCAGATGCTACGGTTACGGCAAATCACCTCGGGGTTTATCAAGGATGAGGAAGGAAATCACCACAAGGTAGGTTCCTCCAAGATTGACGCGATAAAATCGCTGGTTCACGACACCCTAGAAGCTGAGCGACGTATCGTCATCTTCGCTGAATTTCGGTGGGAGGTTGCCGCGATTACGGAGGCATTAGCGCAGAAAGGTACTCAGGTCTGGCCGGTCACCGGCGACACTCCACCGGCCCAGCGCGTAGACATCCGCAAGAAATTCGGCGACACCGGGCCGGGGAGCGTAGACCGCATGGTTATTGTGGCTCAAATAAAAACCCTTTCGGTGGCCGTGAACGAGTTGGTGAGTGCCTCTCACGCCATCTTCACCACACCGACACAGCAACGAGACGACTATATCCAGGCCCGCGACCGCCTAAACCGTGTGGGACAGACGCGCCCCGTCACGTACTGGCACATGCAGGTACCCGGTAGTATCGACGAACTGGTAATGCACCGCTTGGACTCACGTACTGAGCTTGAAAGCACCCTGCTCAACCACATCTATAAAAAGTGACGAGTAACACGCAATAAATGTAGTTGTTAATTACAAAATACCCGTAAAAAGGTGTATACTGTAATTACAACAAAAACAATAACTACAAAAACAACAAAACAACTAAGATTTAGCAGTTTTAGTAACAGCCAAAGCCTAGCCTAAGCCTACGAATAGCCTAAGAAAAGAGATAGAAAAATGAGCAAGAAGACTCGCAACAACATCATTGACTTTGTATCACTAGCACTGGTATGGGTGGTTGCAATAATCGCCGGGGCTATCCTGTTCCCTCACGTTCCGAACGTGGCAGGGCTGGCACCCCTACTCGGAGCACTGGTACTGTTCGCCCTACCTGTAGGTCAGGTAATCGCACTACCGAATAAATCAGACCAGCAGGGCACCGCCCGCCGCGTGCAGGTACAGCAAGGTGACTTCGAGCTGGTAGCCTAGTGCAATGCTTGATTTAGAATGCTACACATGCGGGGGGGCACACTGGGACTGTGAATGTCCCGTAATAACCCGAATGAAAACCTCAGAAATTGATTTGATGATGGCAGTGTATTATGAGCAAAATTAGCTTCTCGAAAGCAGACACACATAGGGCCTGTCCCCAAAAGTACGGTTATCGCTACATTGAGGGTCTGGTACCGGATGATGCGAACGTTGCAGAGTGTGAACGTATTTTCGGCCTGTTCTGGCACGCACTCATGGCCGCTGACTCAATCGAGAGGGGCGTAGCCGCTAAGACCCTGAAAATAGCCCCTACCGCGCTGCAGACCCTCGGAGGTGGTATGTATGAGGTACCTACCGGGGAGACTTACGACAGCGGCGAGTACGTGTACTACACGAACCTAGTTGAGCGCGTTGCAGAGGCGGCGGACGCATACACTCGCACCCTCTCAGAGGAACACGCGGCTGAGTTCGTGAGCAGGTTAGGCGGTACGCTCAGCGAGCGCATTAGGTACACCTATAACAGGTGGCAGGAAATGTACGCAGAGGTTCATGAGACAGAACACCCTATTGCGGTAGAAATGCCTGTGAGCCGCGCGGTACCTATCGAAGAACCGCTAGAGTTCCGGGGCTACATAGATGAGGTCTACCTCGATACGGTGCGAGACGTGGTGTGCGTGCGAGACCACAAGACCCACAAGAGCCTGTCTCAGGTATCCACGATAGATACGTTCTTTGAGTCACAGCTCCACCTCTACGCATGGGCCGCCGCTCCACAGCTCCACGAGTGGGGGTACTCAGACCCTGCAATGATTCAGTACGCACGGGTTCGCATGACCGCGCCGAAAGAGCCTAAAATCACGCTCACGGGCACGCTGTCTAAGTCAGTCTCAGACTACGACCTGCACACCTACCTTTCGTGGGTGGGTGAGGGCGTACCCTTTGAGGGACGTAAAAAGGACGGCTCAGGCGCAGGTATCTACACCGCAGAACCCACCGTTATTGAGCGCCTAGAGTCACCAGCTGAGCGTGAAAAGTGGTTCATGCGGGCTACAGTGCCAGTGTCACGGGCTACGGTGATTGAGCACTTACGCGGGCTGAAATACACCAATGAGGATATTGGGCGCACTGAACAGCGCTGGCCGGATGGCCACAGCGTAGGGCGTAACTTCTCCCGTGCGTGCCAGTGGTGCCCCTTCGCTGAGCTGTGCAAGACCAGCCTTACGGGCGGGTCTGTAGGTGAGTTTGACTACCACCTGTACGGACTCAAGGTGAAAGACACCACAACAAAATAGATGTAATTTATATAGATAAGTAATTACTTTATGGTATAGTAATTACATAAGGATTTAGTAGAAAGGATGGGCAAATGTCCCTGAACATTACCGGCCTCAAGCCGGTGAATACGTCCAAGTCACGCATGAAGGTTCTGATTTACGGTGAGCCTGGCTCAGGTAAAACCCGCCTGGCATCCACTATCGCAGACCAGGGCGCAAAGACCCTGTTCCTGGATTTTGTGGGCGAGCATGGCACCGCATCCTTCGCGGGTGCCCCTTACCACGAGAATATCGACGTGTACCAGGTGGATACTGTAGAAGCCCTGGATAAGGTCTACTACTTTCTGAAAGCAGGAAAGCACGATTACGACGCTTTGGTAGTGGACTCGCTCACGGCAATGCAGAACTACGCTGAGAGGTTCGCGCAAGGCTTTCAAGAGACCTCAATCAAGGAAATCTCACGTGGCACTCAGTCACAAAGCTCTTTCCAGGTATGGGGCAAGTCGAACATGGTTATGACTGAGGTAGCTAAGTTCTTCTCAGACCTGGCAAGTCCTACGAGTGTCCGCCCTATCGACGTGGTATTTATTGCACACGCCACGGCCAAGAACAATGACATTTCCGGTGAAGTTGAGCGCACTATCGCGGTACAGTCAGGTGCACGTGCAGGTATCTTAGCGGCTATGGATTTTGTGCTCTTCACTGAAGTTATTCCGAATATGGAGGGAGACCCAGAAGTAGACCCGTCTCAGCACATTGTGCGGTTCGGTGCTCACCCTGGGTATGTCACAAAAGCTCGGGTACCTCAAGACAAGCTCGGCAAGGTACCCCCAATTCTAGGGCTGAAAAGCCCGCTGTCACTTACGAAGCTGGGAGGGGCGTTAGGTATCATCCGCAAGACTGATACCGCAAAGAACACTAAGAAGTAAAAACAAAGCACAAAGCATAGCATAAAGTTACAAAGTAAATTCCACACTAAATTATCTGAATAGGAAGTATTTAATCATGGCAAAGCACATCCTGGATTTTTCAAATTACGCAGAACAGCAGACCTCAGAAGGTATCCAGGCGGGTAAGTACCTCGCACGCATCACGAAGGCCGTGGACTCTGAGTCCAAGAACGGGAACACCTATATCCTGCTGAACATGCAGGTTATTGGCGGCCCTAAGGAACACGTGGACAGCAAGTCAGTTCTGGTAGACCGCTTGACGCTCTCAGATAACGCGTTGTTCCGCATGGCTAATTTCCTCCCGGCTATCGGCATTCCGGTGGATAAGAAGGTTGCCTTTGACTCGAAGCAGTTTATCGGCAAGAAGGTTGTCGCTATTGTCGATATGGAGGAGTACCAGGGACAGCCCCGCCCGGCGGTGAAGCGCTACGCGCCTGTATCCACCTGGGAGGGCGAGCTACCCACCGTCCCTGCAACCGCCGCCGCTGATGATTTTGAGGAAGAGGTAGAGGAGGTGACTACCAGTGCTGACTCGGGTACTGATAGCAATGTTGCCGAATCCGTTTCGACTGATGGCGCAGTTTCTGCGAATGATTCTGTAGACGCTGAGAACGGCTCCATCGACGTAGACCTAGACGAACTGTAATGAGCGGGCGCGGTGTCGCCAATGAAGCCGCGCTTGTGAAACAGATTCAAAACAGAATCAAGAAGGAGTTCCCCACTGCCTGGGTTGTGAAGGTGGTGGGGAACCCTTATCAGGTATCGGGTATCCCCGATTTACTGGTACTGCACGAAGGCCGCCTGTACGCCTTCGAGGTGAAGCACCAGAAAATCCGTGAGTCTGAGGAACACGCGCGAGCGCGGGCAAGCGAAATTCAGTTACGCACCCTTGAGAAGATACGGAAAGCGGGCGGCGTGGCCGCTGTTGTCTTATCTTCGGAGGAAGTGCTAAAATATATGGAGGAGTAGGAGAAATTCGTTAGGCTTTCATCTATCTATCTCTTTTGAAGTGTGTTTGGCGAGACCCCCACCGTAAAGGTGGGGGTTTTGTCATATGTATCACAGAAATAATGCACCCCATACATGTAATTAGTAATTACAATATGGTATACTGATTACATAAGCACAAAGCTTATAAGCACTACGAAGGAGAAATCTATGAGTGTCACTCACAGCATCCCGCTAGGGGTAGAGGTTATCTCAACACCACTAGACGGGTTCTATATCACGAGAGATGCACTGCACCGGCGGGCCGACGAATCAGACCTACACCGGCGCGAAACACTGGTAACCCTGGGGTGCACCCCGGCGGGTTCGCTGGACTATCGGTGCACAGAGTGTCCTAAGCAGATGCACAAGCCAATGACTGATAAGAAGGCTCCCATTGGCGGGTGCGTACACACTCACGCTGTGCACCGCTGGCTAGAGGCACGCGGCAGGGTTACTGAGGCAACCACCGGTTACGCCCCTATCGAAAATGAAGTTATTATCGGGGCTACCCCGCTCAACCGCCATCACCACCACATGTAAGGAGAAAGAAAGCTATGACTAACGCAAAGACCCCGCGCACCGTGGCTAAGCTGCACACCGAAAAGGTACACATGTTCATGCGCCGCCCCCTCGTGGACGTGGTGCTAGAGCAGGGCGCGAAAATGCCAGCGCGAGCGCATGACGACGACGCGGGCGCAGACCTCACGGCCCTATTCCCCGGTACCACTCAGGCAATGGTTATCGCCCCGGGCGGGCGCGCGCTGGTACCGACCGGCGTTAGGGTGCGCATTCCCAGCGGTTATGTCGGGTACGTCTGCCCCCGCTCAGGACTTGCCAATGCTCGGGGTGTCACGGTGCTCAATGCGCCGGGCATCATCGACGCGGGCTATACCGGCGAAATCATGGTGAACCTGGTGAATACGGGCGATACTGAGTTCACAGTGACTGACGGTATGCGTATTGCCCAGCTGGTGGTTGCGCCCATCGCACAACCGGTCTTCCATTCGGTGGATACGCTGGCACAGACTCCGCGCGGTACCTACGGGCATGGGAGTACGGGCGTATGATTATCTACATGTACGGGAATTTTGTAGCCTACAGCACCTGTGTACACCAGGTACTCAAGCGGCTGTGGGAAGCGGTATTTATCAGCCTTGCACACCGACTGTTGCAGGTGTAGACTAGAGCTATCTCCCAGACCGTCAGGGTGGCCTCAGCCCACCGTTCAGCCATCAGAGAGGCCACCCTAGCGACTCAGGTTATGGAATACGTGACGGAAAACCCCCAGTGTTGGGGGTTTTTTCGTACCTGCGATTTGCAGATGCCACGCTATCCTGTATACTTTTGGAGGAGCCAGAGATAGTTTCCCCGCTTCTATACAAACACTAGCCCTACGAAGGTAGGGAGAGCAGTGGCGTAGATACTTGGTCAAAATTTAGGGAAAGCTACTCTAGTCCATTCCTTTCAAAAAGGCAGACACAGCGAGAACCGCCCCACACGGGGCGGTTTTTATATGCCCTAAATCACACTAAAAATATCATTTTTAATTACAAAAACGTCAGTAAATGGTGTAGACTGTAAATGTACCCAAAAAGGTACACAATACATTACAAAACACACTATGAAAAGGTGGTAGAGATGGCTGAGAACATCCACCTGGCGGTTCACTTTAAAGGCTCACCGTTGAAGAAACTGGTGAGTACCTACGTATCCAACGAGTTCGGAGAGCCGCTAAGTGATTGGGCGGTTAGGTATCATCCCGGAAAGCAGACGGTGACGGGCGGGGAGTTGTCAGGTGACCTAGAGAACATTACCTATTTCATGGAATTGCTCCGTAAGTCAGGAGAAGATACGCCGTATGACATGCTGAATGGGCATCTAGTGCGCGGTGTTACGGAGCTGTTGTCAGTACCGGGCTACCGTTTAAGTAACCCTGACGACGAGATAGAGGTTCGGTACGTAGACCACACCGCAGGGTTTACGCCCGTTCAGAGTGTGGGCGGGGACATTGGCCGCCTTATCGTAGTAGCACCACTAGTCTAGGAGGTTCACAATGACGCGAGAACCCGTGATGTTCAGTGAGGTTGTCCGCGCAGTGAAGGCGGGCCACGAAATACCCTACTCGGAGGACTGCACACACGTCACCAAAGACCGGCTGGAAAGCTCAGGTGAACAGATGTACCGGCTTTCCCAGACGGTAGGGCGGTTCACGAAATACGAAGTGCAGGGCGGTCTAGTTGGGGAAGACTGTGAGCTAATGCTCAGCGACCAGTTGCTAGAAATCGGCGAGGAAGTAGAGCTACACGGCACTACTGAGGTATACGACCAGTCCGGAGTTGTGGGTGAGAGCATCATCACCGATTCGCTGATAAAGGGCAGTTCCTACGTCAATGATGCGGTGGTGACGCGGGCGACCGTAGACCAGAGTGTTATCAGTGCTGGGAGCGCCGTACATGATGTATTCCTCAAGAACGTGAAGGTAGGCCAACACGTCACTATCCACGGGAACGCGGGAACAACGCCCCTGCATTTAGAGAACCTAGACATACCCGGCTTTGTGGTGATTGACCGGCCCGGCCAGGTGCACCAGCTCCCACACCCTCAGCGCGGGTACCTGAATTGGGTAGCTATCGACACGCGCGGTGAGAAGGTACTAGGCGGGCAGTTCTTTATCCCCATTCGGGGGATTGGAAATATTTGCGAGTACCTGGAGAAGTATCAATCGCAGTCGCTGAGTGATAAGAAGGTGAAGGAGAACATCGACTTTGTGTACAGCCTGACTCTGCCAGAAAAGCCGTAATATAAATCACAGTGTACCATGTTGTTTACAAAGTAAACAGTATGGTACACTGTATGTATAAGGCAAAAAGCCTTATAACACACCAAATCATTAGGAGATAGAAAATGTTGAAGGCAGTAGGTTCCGTAGAGGTAAGCCTCGATAAGGTCATTACCGGCGTACATGTCACTGGAGTTCATTACGATTCGGTATTCCAGACTGACTTTACCGCTCGCAAGGTTCTGTTCCCTGAGGGGTACAGCGCGCTTGACGCTCTGGATAATCCCGAAGAGTCAGAGAAGACCATCCGTGAAGGTATCTTAGAGTACCTGGATGAGAACGTAAAGGGTAAGTCCTTCCAAGCTTCCTACGGGGGCATCTACCAGGTAAAGGGTTTTAAGGTTGATAAGTTCGGACTGTGGGAGGATGGTACCACCTTCATAGTCTATCTGGAAGAGATTCTTAGCGAGAGCTAATCGAAGAGGATTCACTCAACAATCGGGGGCGGGCCCCCCGCCCCCCCCCAAAACACACCAGACAAGAGATACATAGCATAA